ATCATAATCTTCTTTGTCTAGTGCATGTTCTTTGTACACAATCTGTGCTTTGTATGCCCATGCTTGTTGCACGTCTCCTTTGCCCATATTCATATCCCACGTGCTTACACGAATAGTGTCATTTAGAATAGAATACTTATCAGGATCGAATCCCCACGATCTAAGAAGATCATTAAACTCTGGACTAGCATTGTCCATAGCTCTTGTTGTTATTGTGCCTGTCTTAGTTTTGTAATTAAATTCTACGCCAGGTTCCCAACCATTGGGGTGACTTGGTGTATCTTTAACTTCGTTGTGTGCTACGTCCTGTTGGGTTGCAGTAAGTTTACTTACCTGCGAGTTGTTTTTTTGCATACTCTTTAAGTACTACTATTACTGATCCACCACCTGCAATTGCTGCAGCTTGGATTGCTGTAATGTCTAAGTCGAGTGCAGGACCTACAAGTAAAGCAGAACCAAATGCTTCAATGAATGTCCATACAACTTTTTCGATAAGTGCTTTGAGTTCATCACTCATATTATCTCCAGTCTATATTATTGGTCTTCCCTGTAGTTTAGCGTCGATTCGTGTCACTTTTTCGTGAATAGAATCCAACGTTTTACTATCGGAACTTTTTTCTGGTGCGGCAGCACCATCTAAATTTATCTTACTTACTTCTAATGTAACTGGTTTACCTTGTAGTAATACTTTTGCAACCTTTGCATACATGTTTTGATACGCTATGCGTGATTGTCCAATCATACCGTCTTTACCTAGATCAAGATCTTGTTGTGTGTTACCTGTCAAAATACAACCTGATGTATGCTCGTCCGTATTCCCAGAGTGTATAAGTATGTATTGAAATCCAGGAACGTCTTGTAATTCAAGCATTCCATAGTGTGCATTCTTATATCTTGCACTATATTTCTGGTGAAATCCACCAACTTTTCTAAACTTTATATCGTATGTACCTTCAGGTATGCAGGTTTCGTGCATTACTTTTACTGCTTGATATTGATCTTCAAGTGTATAACACTCAAACTTACCGTCAATATACATAAGACCATTAGTAGCGTCTATGCCGAATTGTGTACGAACAACTTGTATTTTCATTATTCTCCCTGTTTACTTAACCTTAGTATAGTCTTTGCATTGGGGATTTGTACAGTATAATTTACTGTTTTTGACAAGAAGATGTTGTCCGCATTTAGGACAAGATACTTTCGTATAATCCTACCTACTAGCTGCCCACATGTTGTCGATCATATTAGGATACTTACGACCATTAGCTTTAGCTCTAGCTTTTGCCTTTGCTTTTTGTGAAGGTGTAAGTTTTTTAGATTTTCCTAGATCTTTGGGACGTGGTTTGTCCCATACTGGTTTACTTTTTGCCATACTATATTATACCTACTTCATTTTTTTAATTCTCTTAGAAGAGTATCTTTTTTTCTTACCTTTTTTATCGTATGGCATTATTTGCTCACTTTCTTTTTCGGTTGATCGTCTTTATCTTTACGTAGTCCTATAGTTAACAACCATAAAACTATACTTATTATTATAGCAACTCCAACTATGTCCTTAGCTGTGCCAGTTAATGTTAGCCATGCTATAAAAAAACCTAGCAAAGTAAATGTTTGTGCTATTGTCTCTTTAATTATCTCTGATAACCAATTAAAAAATTTCTTTATGTATTTCATATTCTACGTCTCATTCTAACTGGTGCAACTTGCACACTAGCCACAATTTGCGAAGCTATGATAACTGGTACTACAACTTCTTGTGCTTTTTCTTTTTGATCGTTAGTCATATCGTTACCAATAGCACCTAGATCTATCTCTTGTATATTTATATCAGTAAATGCACCAATAGGATCTGCAAGGAATTGTTCAGTTTGTATCTCTGTCACAACATCAGCAAGTGTGTAATCTTCTACATCTTTGTTTTCTACTGCACGTTCTACATATTCTTCAACAGCTTCTGCTACTGCTTCGTCATTTTTTACAGCTTCAGCTATAACCTTTACGTCATTCTTATCTTCTAAATTAAGTACAGTTGCAACTACTTCTACTTGCTCTTCAGTTAATTCTTCTGCTTTTTGTATAGATTGTTCTACTACCTGACTTACAACTTTAAGTACATCTTCGCTAACTTCTGTAAGATTTTCCACTCCGACATCAGCAACTTCAGTAAGTACTTCGATAACTTGCTCTGTTTCAAGTTCTTCTACCTCTACTTCCTTAATGTCTTCTACAATGTCTTCTACTTCTGCAACCTCTACAACTATTTCTTCTTTAGTAAGTTTTACAGGATCTTGTACAGGTTCTTGTTCAAGTTTTTCTGGCTCTTCTTCTGGTTCGAGTATGATCTCTTTTGTCTCTTCAACTTCTTCCTCCTCTTTTATTTCTTCTTCTTTATTATCCTCGTCTTTGACATCTTCCTCTTGAACTCCTTCTTCTCTGATGTTGTCATCTCGTAGTATCTCTTGGTCCAACTCATCTTCTATAACTTCCTCTTCAGTTTTATCAATAGGATCTTTTTCTTCATCATCAACGACCACTTCAGGTACCACAACATCATCATCAGAAATGATTTCTTTGGTATCTGGTTGTTCTTTTTCATCTTCTTTTATTATAACTTCTTCTTCTTTTTCTTCTACTACTTCTTCTTCTTTAGGTATGTCACAATCACCACGTTCTATTTGTGCGTCTGTCATGTAACAACCATACGCTTCTTCATTAGCTTTACGCTGATTATCACGATCTACTGTGCCATCTTCTACTTCATAAGTTTCATATTCTGCTTTAGAACCATCTTCCATTACGACCTCAACCTTTTCTGGTTCAGGTGGTGGAGGTGGTGGTGGAGGTGGTGGAGGTGGCAAAGTTGTAGTAGTGGTTGTGGTTGTTGTAGTAGTGGTTGTGGTAGAACCATAATCACAATCAATGCTTACAACACTTGTCCATTCAGAATAACTAGCGTCTGTGTCATTGTCTGCTCTAACTTTTGCATAAAATGTATCTGCTGTTGTACCAAATATATTTTCTCTATAACTAGCAGTAAAAACATAACTTTTATAAGACAATGCTTCTTCCCAACCAGTACTGTTAGCTACTGCATAATTAGTTTCTACAAAGTTATCATTACTAAATGCTATAGCGTATCGTTCAGGTGGACTATCTTCAAAACCATCACTCTCTTGCCATGTAACAGTTATGTCACCTTTAGTTGTGTCTCCATCACTGTCACAAGCAATAGATATATCGTATGGTGTTTGTGTAGGTACGTGATTTGCCAATACAGGAAAAGGAATTATTAAGAACGCAACAATAAATAAGCGAACAAGTGTATTAAATTTGTGTAGCACGAAACTTACTTAGTTCCGCAACAACCACCACCGCAGCATGGATCTGCCATTATATTTCTCTCCCATTCATATCATTATGTGTCTTACTATCTAAAATACCGAATGCCTGGTTAACTTCTTCAAATGTAAGTTTGCCGTCATTAAGATATTTTCTAGCAAGGATCTCTAGTACATTAGCTACGCCTAGTAGTCCTGCAAGTAATGATGATTGTATAACATCAATACCTATAAGTGATCCTGCACCTATAACACTTAATGCTTGTGCTATAAATACAGCAATCATTCGTTTAGATATATTCCAATATAAAGAGTAACCTTGCATAGGTTACATTATACTATTAAGGAAAGCAGCACTACTGGTTATTGCAACAAGCCAACCTAAAATCTCCTGACGTGTTGGTGATTTATTTATTTTTTCATGGAGTTCGTCAATACGCTTATTAGCAATATCTACTTCTTCTTTAATTAATTGCAAGTATTCCTTAGTTGTGAAGCCGTTACCGTTAGACATTATGGAAGATCATCTTTCTGGATAGGTTCTATCCAATCCCATTCTTTATCCCAAGATTTACGATTATCCCAATCCCATTGACTTAGTCTTTTAAGATAAGATACAATCTCTTTTAAAAAATAACCTAATAAAAATCCTATTATGAAGTCCATAATTACGATTGTATCATACGATTATCTTTTTAAATTTAAATAACCTTTTAATAATGCTCTGTATTCTTTTTTTGCTAATGACAATGAACGACCATCATATAAATCGTGATGTAGTTTACATAACATAGCAACATTTTCTATATCATATTTGCGTGTTTTAGATCCACCCATACCAATATCTACTAAGTGTGCCATTTCTAGCTTTTGGTCATAATTGATACAATCTGCCCACTCACAAC